GATAGACTCTTTAATGCTTTTCATTTCGTTTGCTAAGTACTCAGAATACTTATTGAAATCTTCAGCTTTTACAAATTCTGCCATGTTTTTTTCTTTTATTTCTGTATTTATGTTTGTTGTAATTTCTTTTGTAGACTCTTCAGCGTTTCCGCTGTTCATCTCATAGATCCAAAGACCAGAGTCGTTATCAAAACCATAGGATTCATTTACTCTCTTTAATTCAGCATTAGCAAATCCAGGATCTGCAACTAAATCATAAGTAAATAATTGTTTAATTTTAACTTGACCGTTTGATTCTACGGCTCCAGCAGCTCTTGAAGAGATTTGTAAAGGTACACCAGCATCAACTAGTGCTTTAGCTTGACGACCAGCGTCAGTATCTAATAGTCTAATTTTACCTTTTACATGCTTTGAGTCTTTATCATAGAAAAGTTCCTCTATAACGTGTGAAACGTTTTTTAGAGAAATATCAAATTGCTGAGGATGGTCTAACTCACCTAATAGTTTAGAAGACTTAATCTTGTCTTGTAACTGTTCGATTTGAGGCACATACTCGGCTTCAGTATAAATTCTATTGTTTTTGTTTTTAGTGTCAATTTCACCAAAAATACCTTCGAGGACATACTCTTTATTGTCAGTTGAAGCTACGCTCAGTTGACTAGAGGACATTTCGACGATTAGTAAATCGTTAACTTTTGCCATATCTATGGTTTTTATTATTTTTAATATATATCATCTTCTATTTTGTGAATATCTTAATATGTTAAATGTCAAGGTCTAGCTCGTCATCTCCACCTTCTTCTTCTTTGCCAGCATCCTTCTCTTCTTCCTTTTCTTCCTCGGCATCTTCAGTCTCTTTATCTAGATAATATTTAACTAGAACATCTATTTCGCCTTCGGCAAAAGCATCTTGTCCATACTCTTGAAAGAAGTAATCTCTGAATTCTTTTTCTGTCTTAGATGCTGTAATAGCTCCTAGAATTTCAGCCGATTTAATTTCAGGACCAGAGTTTAAAGTAACTGGCTCTACATAAATATCAGATTCTTCACCGGCTTTTAAAGCGTCTTCGGCAACAAATTCTTCAAATGTTTTAAAAATATTAATATCTGTTTTCATAGTTTATATATCTATTTTTCTTAATAGTCTAGGGTTTAGCTATTAAAAGCCCATCCCGTCGTCTTCGGCAGGTGGTTCATCAGCAGCAGCTTTTGCGGCTTTTGCTTTATATGATTTATTATCGTTGATTTCGTCCTCAGTTAATTTTAGATACTTTGTTACCAAGTATTCTTGATCGAAATAGTATTCTTCTTCCATAGTCTCTTGGTTAGTTGTCATTAAACTATCTCTCATACTTGAGATAAAGTCTAGTCTTAACTGCATGATTTCTTGATTCTTTAATTCAGCAAATACATTCTCTTCATTAAATCTTAAGGCTACTTGAGTTTTAAATTGTGGATCGTCACTAAACTCTGGGTATTTAAGACACATTTGAATATACAATGGCTTAACTAATACCTCTTGGAATACTGATCTTAGTCTATTAATAAACTTAGCAAACTTGATTTCATCTCTTACCATACCATCACCAGCTAATGCATAGTCACCGCCATCATCTTCATATAAGAATCTATTGTAAGGAATTTTTGATACTTGTCTTAGTTTATCATAGAAGTATTTAAGAGCTTCTGTATCATTTAATTCTGGTCCTTCACCACCAAGAGTTTCAATCTCTGGCACTTCACCATCTTTAGAAGGTAACCAATACTCTTTACTAAATTGTAACATTGGTTTACCATCTGTTGTTAATGACCCTGATTCAAAATCAAAATCAACAACTTCTTTATAGTTATTCATTAACTGAGCTAACGATTGTTTTGCTCTAGTTTTAGATTTACCACCTACAGGAATAATAAACTTCATTCTAAATGAAGCGTTAGTCACTGCCCAGATTACTCTGGTGTGTTCCATAATTCTAAGTAGGTTAAATGATCTAATTAATCTTTCAACATAAGATACTCTCGATGCTGTTGAAAGTGAAGAGTATGCAATATAAATGACTTGTGAATCATATAGTACTCTTTCTTTTACTGGATCGTCTTTGTATTGTACCCATACCTTCTTGCCATCATCTTTATTGTAACCAGGCATTAAAGTAATTGGATCAATCTCTTTAAAACCAATAATCTCCTTTTGGTCTGGGGAATAAATTATTTCAAATGATAAGTAACCGTCTACTAAGAACTTTCTAAAGAAGTACCATGCAGATTGCTCACCATTAAAACCGAAATAGTGATATATTTGTCTAAAATATTTGTTAAGATCTTTCTGTACCTCATCTGATACATCAAGTCCTATTATATCTGGTTGAGAAAAGAAGTTTTTATCATCATATACAATTGCTTCATCACAAAGAATATCTAGTATATCTTCAACTTCATCATTTAATGAGAACTTTCTAAGTTCATCTCTTTTTCCTGGGTAATCAGTATCAAAGAACGGTACGTTCTTTTTCATGTTTATATCTCCCATGGATAGAGCAGCAAATGCTCCGTAAATATCGTCGTTGTCTAATCCGAACGGGTTCATCTCTCTGTAACCGAACTGATCTTCCATTGGACCAATTGCTTGTGACTGTCTAAGTACCATGTCGTCATAGCGCATACCAAAAGAACTTAGCGTCTTCAAAGCATTGGAGAGGCTAAATGGTCTTGAGTTTGAACTAAGGGGTCCGTTTCGTTTGTCAGTAAATCCTGCCATAATATATTATTATTTCTGTTTTATATATCTCATTTATTTAGATGCTTGTTAAAGGCTGCTCTTATCTGCCCAACTGATGAGTTATTAAGCTCTAAAAAGTCACACAGAGCTATTCTTGCCCAGTTTTCGTATGATACTACAACTTGTTGAGATTTACGAGTTGTTGCATACTGTCTAATTGCAAAATCAAAGCCATATCTCTGTAAAAAAGATTTAGCTCCTTGATATGATAATGATAATTGTCCTTGTGCTCTAGCGTTTTCCATTTTAGAACCTCTGTTCTGTCCTTGGATATAGCCTTTATATTGTTCATAGACAAAGTCTAAGAGGTCTTGCTTTACAGGGACTGGTAACATATTAAGATTAATACCCATGTCGTTACCTGTGTCTGAGGTGTTCAGCGCCAATACTACTGGATTACTATCCCACCATTCTGCAGATATAGGGTTCTCATATCTAAACACATATATCTTACCTGGTTGAAATGGTCCTGCTGATCTAGCTACTGATTTTTCTCTAACAGATTTTTTAGAAGTATCAAACCAATCTTCTGCTGCACTAGCTGCACGGGCCATTCCGCCAGCTTCTTTAGATAATTCTCCTATTTGTTTTCTAACTTGTCCCATTATTTAAGTGTCTTTTCAGTTAAGACTATAAATCGCCAACCTCGGTTTTCACACCAAGCATTTGCATAAGCATATTTATCTCTATTTTTAATATAGGCTTCTGCTAAAAATTTATAGGAGTTAAGTGCTTTCTTAGATTTAGTCTTAGGTGGTAATGGTTTCTTAATCTGTGCCTCTGGCTTAATTTCAACTAACCATTCTACTGGTGCTTCATCATTTTCACCTTCAGTTTTCATATAAAAGTCTGGATAGTATTTATGTTCTTTACCATCTTTTGACCACTTGTACTTAATAGTTACAGGCTCACTTGACCACTTTAATACGCTTTCTTTATTATCACACATAATACAGAACTTTCTTTCCCATGAGGAACGATAAATGATCGGCGTTGGACCGATATACTTATCTGGATTTAATGGGTTGTAATACCCTTGTACAAATCCTGAGTTGCCAGTAGGTTTTAAGTTCTTTATTGACATTAAATATTAAACATTCCGGATTCACCATCACCATTTTTAGTATTGATGCGATCCATTGACATTGTATTTTTATATTTAGTAGGATGTATTTTATTCCAGCCTTTAGCGTAACCTCTCTTTGCAATCTCTGTAAAGTATGCAAATGCGTTAGTATATTTGGGGTTGAAGTTCCTCCAGTATTTTAGGAGATCTAATATTGCAAATTGCATACAATCGTTTTTATCGTCGACATTTAAATAAACTAATTTCCTAATTGCTCTTTCTGCAATTAATATCAGCATCTTCTCTGCGTCCTTTGTTAGTTTATCATCCCCTAAAGACTCTACAATCTGATTGTATAAATCTTTGTTATTTAAGTAATTCTTTTTTCTTGGCAC